CGTTAAGATTGACTATTGTATTTGATGTAGGATTAGTTACAGAAAAATCATATGAAGTTAGACTTCCTTGTCTAAAATGCATAAACCATCCAGTATTTGCACTACCATTACCTTTATAATCGTTTCTATAAAGTATATTAACTTTCTTACCTAATGTTGGGGTATCTTCTTTTATTTCACCGTTTTCAATAATAGTGCTAACTGCCTCAAATGATGCTGTTTTTCCATCAACTGCTCTACTAAAAGAAAACATTGGAAGACCATTAATATTTGTATTAAGTGTATATTGTTCTGTATGAGTATTTCCCACAGTGCCGGTACTTTGTGCTGTACCGAATTCGTTTTCACTGATCATTACAGAATTCATAACTTTAATAAATTGATCATACCAATTTGGATTAGTATTGTCATTCCAAGAAATTTCAAGTGCTGATAAATTTACACCACTTGCATCTAATACTTCTTCTGTAGTTGAAATGCTATCAACCTTTAATAATCCATTAGCACATACTGTTCTTGAAGGATTATAGCTGATAAGTTGAGCTAATCTTAATACGCTTTCACGACGCTCTGCAAGTTCTAAAAAGTTTTCGCGGGCATTGAGATCTGCACGAAATGATAAACTTTGACCTAAAAATGCGATAAGATCTATAAGAGCTAGATATTCACTGGATTCGATATAATCATTAAAATCCTCAGGATATTTTTCTCTAAGATACTGAAGCATAACTCGGCGTAGATTTTCAAAATCATAGCTCGTAAAATCAGCATTTTTAAATGTTTGATATATTTTTCTCCAGTCCTCAGCGAGGAAAAGATTATTCTGTCTTCCGGTTGTTGACATATTAACTACCTTGTTTTCTTTATTTATTTTAGAAATAAAGTGGGTAGTTTAAACTAAACCGTTTTTCTGATCAAATTTAAATTGCATTGTTTCTTGGATGTTATATGGGACATATATCATCTGTACTTCTATCTGTATTGCTTGATCTTTTTGTGTAACAATTACTTTTACGACGTTTGTGCGGGGGTCTGAGTTGACAATTTCCGTAACATCTTTTACAATAATTTGTTTTAACTGCTCAGTAAGAGGATCAAAGAGTACTTCCCATATAATAGTACCAAAATTAGGATTTTCTAACTTTTCACCCTTACGAATGTGAAAATGATTAATAAGATCTTGCTTAATTAGAGCAAGATCGTATAGTGCAGTATTTTGAACATCAGAATCAATAGTACTAAAACCTCTATAAGTTCTAGAACCATTAATTAATCGTTTTCTTTGACCTTCTGTTTTAGTTGGTCCAAGTCTTATATTATCAAAACCTACTGTTGACATATTATTAATTATCCTTATCTTGGATTAGTTCCGGCTGCCGTAACCGGCCATTGTGGCCCTGGAGTTTGAGAAATACCTACTTGTGATGCTGCGCTCGATGATGGCGTTGTTGGACTCGATGCCGGTCCTGTTGATCCGCTCGATCCACCACCTAATGCTGCTTCAACTCCTCTAACACGTTTCTTAACAGCGGCTTCAATTCCTCTTTTTGTAATCGGTTGTCCTGGTAATTGTGAGTCGCGCCATGCTGGATTTGCTTTCCAGTAACTATAATATTTGTCACCCGGATTTCCCGAAGCTAAAGGTTGCGTATAAGGTCTATTAGACCATGCAGGCAATGCAACTAACATATAAGCGGCACCTACACCGTCTGGTTTACCAAATTGAGATGCTTTCTTTTGAAAATATCTCTGAACATATTCCATTTGTTGAACTCTATTCATACTCTTAAGAGCACCTTGTGACGTACCAACTTCAGTTGCACTTGCAGCACTAAATTGAAGTAATCCAACGTGGCCTCCTACCTTACCTGCTTGTGGATTACAACCAGATTCAAGGAATATAATACCAAGAAGTTCATTTCTAGTAATTCCTATAGTTCCTGCTACTTGACCTGCTTTTTGAATGAATTCTTGATCTTTAGTCCAAGCCCCGCTAACTCTTACAGATCCACCATATTGGTCTGTTGGAGAACCGTCATAAGATTGATCTAATTCATGTGCAGCATCTCTACCAGAACGAAGACTTGCCCATCCTGCATGATCACCCGGTACTCCGCCTCCGCCATAATTAACAGGACATTCTTCTTGGCTATCACCATTATTATTTCCGAAACTAGCTGGATCTGCTACTTGATTACTATCCTGTGTATATGATCCCGGATCATCTGAATTCGGTGAAGCATTTACTGGATTCAATCTGTCGTTAACATGCATATTGTATTTTTCAGGATTTTGATTTTCTGCTGAATCTTGAACGCTTCTGCTAACATGAGTTTTTGTTGGCGCTGGAGGGAAAGATAATGACTTATTAGCAAATTTTGCTGTTTGAATATAAGTTGTATCACCACCCATAGCACTATAAGGAGGAGAAATACCACCTACCCAATTTGCTTCAACCGGCTCTCTAAAATTGTGTACTGCTAAAGGAACTGACGCATCTGCTACTTGTGTTGATCCATTAAGATGTATTTCTTTTCCTTGTAATGCAACTGTAGACCCTTTAACTCCAAAACTATCTGTATTAAAGAGCATACCTTTTTTACCTGTGAAATTAATTGTGCCGCCACTGCCACCTGCACCTAATGCTACAGGACCATTTTCAGCAGCAATACTTGTCATCGTTCCGCCTGATACTTGCATAGCTTCGCCTGCTTGAAAGACGCCGCCAGTACCTGCATTAACAACAAATGTATTAGCAGACGACATATCAACTGCTCGACCTCTCATAAGCATATTTGTGCCGGCCATTCCATGGAACTCGTTGTCTGCTGTAAGAAACATATTAGCAGCTCTAAGTTCATAGTTACCTGAAATTGTTTGATGGAAATTCTGACCAACAGACATTTCATGATTTGCACCATTATACTGTATATTTGTTGCTGAAAGGTGTAAGTTATTATCACCCTGTACAGCAATAGATTGTCCTGCCATACCAATATCGCCCTGTTTTGCAGCCATATGTATATGTGTATCACTTGCCATTGATATACGGTTTCCTGCTTCTACAGAATGTGTAGCAGCCGCATTAGAAACAATATCTCGTTGCGAACTTTGTATAATATCACGTCCTGCTGACATACTAATATCAGCATCAGTACCAAAATGAACACCTTCAGCAGCGTGGATATTAATCGCACCTCTTGATGTAAATTCCATCCATGCTGTACCTCTTGAATTAGTGATGAAAATTAAATCTTCAGAACAATGCAATAATATTTGAGCACCTTTACGTGTTCTAATTCTAAATGCTTCGTCTCTCGGCCAATCAACTAATCCTTGTTCACCTTTTTCAATATCAGCATAATCTGACGGGCCTTCCCAGGGTCTTGTTTTTCTTAGAAAACGTTCGTCACCGTCATCCATAACAATACAGAAGCCGCCCATGCGACTAACAAATGTATCAATTTTACCTTCTCTACGACCTATCTTACCTTTTTTAGCACCCTGACGTTTATCTCTAGGTCCAGGTGTACTCCATCCATAAACATTACTAGGACTTTCACGTCTTGCAGAACTTGAATAAACTCCTCTAACAGGATCGTGTAAGTTACCTTGCTCATACAACCACTTAGCAATAGGATGAACTGGTTTTTTGTTTACGTCTACATCAGGATTAGGTGTGGGTGCATTTTCTGATTTCTTAAATTCTGCTCTATTAATTTCACCAACAGGCAAGCAGAAACTACCATATAATTCTTTAGTAGATGCCATACCTTTCCATTGTGTATCATCCTGATCTCTAGATTGTGGTTGACTGTAATGACTTGCTGCAATACCAGGAATCATATGATTCATGTAAGTGTCTTGTACACACCCCATCCAAAATCCTTGTCCCGGATCTGCTTCAACAAATATAACCATAACAATAACACCTACATCAGGCGGTACTGCCCAAAATCCGTAACTTTTTTGTGTGTCATTAAAATCACCGGAGTTAGTTCCGTTATGATCAATTCCTGTTACACCGTAAAAAGGACTTAGATACTTTACTGTAAAAAGTTGCTGACCTGCATCTTTATGATTTCCTACAGGTCTTAGTAATTCAACCTCAAGTGATCCCATTTTCATAGGATCAGCATTATTAACTATTCTTGCAAGAAACGGTCCTGGATTGGGAAGTTTAGCATAGTTAACCGCTTGCGGTGTTCTTTTATCTATAGATGACATATTTTATCCGCCTGTGTTTAGTGGTAAGTTATTAAATCCTGGATTTGTTTGAGGAATACCTGCTGCGTCTGCTCCTGCACCATAATTTATAGCAGGATTACCATTACCATCTGGTTGACCAAATGATGTGGCGCCATCGTCTTTTCCTTCTTTAACAAATATTGATTTTCCTCTACTATCTTGTGCAGAAACTCCCGCATATTGAGATCTTCTACGAATTCCTCTGAGATGTTGTGTAAATTTACCTCCATTGAATTTAGATTCAATTTCAGTTATCATATATAATCCACTCCACATATCAATCGATTTTTCAAAACGATACAATCCTGTTGCTGGATCTAAATCTATTGGTGTTCTAAAATTAATAATAACGTCAACTTCACCGCTTTGATAATTCAGTGATCCGTCTTTAAGAAGATTAAATGTTTGTTCCTGAGTTACTTGATTACCCATTCCGCTGCTTGGAATATAATATGGATCTCCCATAATATCCATGTCTAATTTCGTCATGTCTCCTGGATTAGTTAACATGTATTGCAGCGTTCTTGCTTGTGATGTTGCTTCAACATCCGATCCTGTACCACCGGGTAACTTTGTAAAAAAGTCTCGGTCAGCAACTGGTTGTGCAATAGGTTGTATTTCTGGTCTATTTGATTTAATATCACCAGTATTTCCTAGATAATTATTCACAGAAGGCATTGTTAAGGCTCCAGAATCATAAAGACCTGTACCAAATCCATATAAAGGATTAGTTTGGTCAGGTTTTTGTGGAATACCTACCGATTCTGCTGCTGACTGTGGTTTTTCTTGCGGTAATCTAAAAAATCTTTCTTGTCCACCTGCAAGCATACCAGATGTACCTGCATTTTTTTGTCCTACTCGTTGACTTAAATCTGCAGGAACCGGAGTAAACCATGCTAGATCAAAATTAAGTTGTATATCTAAAACTTCAGTATTATTTCCTGTATAGATATAATCATATGTTCTAGCAACTGTTTTTCTTAATTTATCGTATCCTGGGGGTATTGCATTAGGTGGTAAGAATCTACTAACATGAACTTTATAAGGAACTACTCTATAAATTAAACTTCGTTGCTGTCTACCTAGTCTAGGATTATCATCCCAATCCTCAACTTGTGTTTCAATTCTAAACCAATTAATCATTCCGTTTTCGTCAGCCTTAAATTCTGACCCAACCATTTGACCTACAATATATTCACTACGAAGAACAACTTCTGTAATAATTTCTGGTATAGATGCTTCTTGTGTAAAGTGCCATACCCTATTATCTTCCATTTTAAAATGTTTACTTTGATAGTAGTCTCCAACCTTACTCCAAATTTTATCAAGTTGCTGGAAAGGCTGTACACCGCCTGTTTCAAATCCATAACGTATAGGTGAGTCACCTATGATATTTTTACCACCGACTGTTTCCATAAAATCTTTAGGAAAAAATATTTGATAGTGATCAATACCTATAGCACCGTTGTCTTGCTTTTCTAATGCAGGTCTTGATTGTAAATGTGATAATAAACTATAGTCACCTTCTGCTAAAACTTCTAATACAGTATTACCACTTAATCTAACGTCTGTAACGCTTTTAACCATATTATCTCTAAAAGCAATTTCATTATACGGTATAGCATCAATTTCGTAAGTTGTTCCGGATGACCCTATTTTAAATTTAATACTAGTAATTCTAATAGGAATTAATCTATAAAATTCTTTTCCTGGTTCTGAAGGACCGGGTTTATTATCAGTATATCCGATCCATTCGATCATTAACATAAAAGGTGCTTCTTTAAAGTTTAATTTATATCCACCAGCTTCTGCTGCCTGTTGCATAGCAAGCATAAACAATCCCATGCTATACGGTTCAAATACTTTAAAGTTGATTTTAGTTGCTGTAGATGGTCCTGTCTTTGCGCTAGGAGTTGGAATAGTTGTAATAATTAAATCATCGATAAAATAATCGTAACTACCGAAGTCTGTTTTTACGTGTTGAGATTTTTCCCAATCACCTTGTGATCTACATACT